CACCAATGAGCATTAACGCGCCACTTGCGACCTCAATCCAGTTTACATTCTCAAAATCTCCCGTAGCGAAACCATTGAGCAAAGCCTTGAGGTTTTGAAGAATCAGCGACACACCGCTTATTGTCAGTCCGATACCCGCAAGTTTGTAATCCTTGGAGAATACCAAACCAATGCCGGACAAGAACAGACCCAAGTTTTTAGTGAGCGAGGTGGCGTTTTCCCAATTCACACCGTTTTTTACCATGTCGCTAATATCAGAAACAATACCTGTGATACCCGATATGATGAGAGCCACACCGCCATACTTGACCTGTCCAAGTAGCAAGAACGCCGCACCGACACCCTCTGCGAAACCACTAAGGAGCTTGGTTACATTGGCGAAATTAGCACCATTCTGCATGATGTCTTGGATAGCTTCTTTCATGGTGTTCCAAGAGTCCAAGAACAGAGCCAACCCTGTGATTTTGAAACCGACACTGCCTAAAATGTTAAATCCTTTCATCGTAGAAAGCCATTCCAACGCTTTGAGTAAGCCCTTGGCGAGTTTCCATGCCGCAAAACTTGCACCAATCGCCGCAACAATCGGAACAATTTCCTTGAGCTTTTCTTTAAGTTCCGCGACCTGCTGATTGACGGAATCGAAAATGCTCTCGTCCCACAGCTTGTCAACATCAAGCAGACCGCCGCCACCTGCACCGCCGATACCACCTGCACCACTCCCACTCGTATCTTCGGGCGGGGAAATGATGTTGAGTTCGTCTATGCCAAGCAAGGCGGTTTTGAGTTCTTTCGCCTTTTTCCCTGCGTCACCAATGCTGTCGGACAAGTCCTCTGCGGCACTTGCACCTGCGCTCAGCCCACTACTGAAAGTGACGGGCTGAATTGTCACACCAAACAGGGTGGCAACCGCTACAATAGCGTCAGTAAGCAGACTGACAAATGCCTGTACATACGGGAGCACCTTTGCCAAAATAGGCAGGAATACGCTACCAAACGCCTGTCCAAGAGATATAATCTGCTGTCGCAGTGTTCTCATAAGCCCCTCGGCGGTAGTCATTTCCCTTGCATAAGTGCCAATCAATCCCTGTGCGTCAGCCTGTCCAACGAGAGTCAGATAGCGTAGATAAGACTTTAGCTCCTCACTTGCAGACTGAGAGCTATAGGCGATACCATAGTTCGCCGCTGTCACTTTGAGCTGAGAATCCACGATGGTGAAACCCGCCTTACGAATAGGCTCAACTTCACCTGCAATAGCGGAGCGTACCGCAATCGCCGCGTCTTCAAACGATGTGTAGATGTCGTTGTAGCCAGCCCAAATGTCATAGACAAGTTCGGTATAGCCCATAGCCATCTTTGCTGCGTCTTTTTCGACTACGCCAAAGCCCTTGAGCATTGTGCCGAAGATTGAAGAATACTGCATGAACTGTTGTGTGTTTATGCTCAGTTCGGAGTTGAGCCGTTTAATCCAACTGTATGCTTCCTCTGCTTCTGAGCCGAACGCACGACCGAAACGCTGTGTGATACCCTCCCATTCGGTAGCGTCATAAATCATATTAGCCACAGCTCTGCCGATTCGCTTCATGGCAACGACAGCAACGCCGATTTTGGCGGCGAGGTTCACATAGCTTGTGGACGCTTTGTCGTTCGACTTCGACAGATTGTTTGTACTGGTAATCAGCTTTTGGATTCTCGCCGGAAACGCCGCAAACCCGCTCGAAATGGCTTGCATTTGCGTAGCGAGAGGAGCGAAAGCGTCTGCCAACTGTTGAACCTGTGACGCAAGTTCCCCGATGTTTACCGTCTTTAGAGACTGCATGAGAGCGGGGATTTTGCCAAGCTGAGTCACAAACGAGGTAAGGTTGTTCTTACCCATCTGAGAAAGTGGGGAAAGAGCAGATACCAGTTCAGAAATCTGCGTTCCCAACCCGCCGATGTCCACACCGTTAAGACCCTGTACCGCTTGCGGCAATCGCTGTAGCTGAGAGATAAAGCTGTTGAGGTTCGACTTGCCGATTGTGGAAAGCGGAGTAAGCGCGTCCGCAAGCCGTCCGAGCGAGGAAAAATCAGTTCCATTCAGAGACCGTACCGCTGTCCCAAGGTTGGAAATCTGATTAGCTACAGAAGACGAGAGCTTGAGGTTTCCGCAAGAGGAAAGTGCCTGTAAGCCCTGTGCCATCTTATTCAGATTATCCGCGTTGGTGGAGCTGATACTATTCAGTGCGGTATTCAGCGTAGTAAGCTGTCTTGCCACAGCGGTAAGACCAACTCCACCTTTGGTAGCGGATTTTACTTTACCCAAAGAAGAAGCAAGCGCGTCTAATTGTGCCACTGCCGAGGTAGCACTCGATTGTACCTCAAGTTCTAACTGTTCGATTGTAGTAGACACGGTTCTCACTTCCCTTCAAATTTCTTGTTATGCTTCGCCATAAAGCCCTCGATAAGTGCTTTGCCCTTATCATAGGTTTTCTTGTCCTTTTCTTCCTGCTGATACTCAGCCTGTTTTTCCGTAATAGCAAACGGTTCTGCCAAGTACGGAGCAGGTTTTGTACCCTTTTTGGCAAAAGCATGGAGCAGAGGTGACACACGGGACAGAGCTTCGTAGAAATACGCACCCTGTAACCACATTTCTTGGTTTTTTCTGCTCGTTCGGAGTTCTTCCGCTTTCCGATAAAAAATCACCAGTCGGCAATCTTTGTCCCAATACTGTTCTTCGGTCATGCCGAGAGACAGGTAATACGGAAAAAGCTCCTCAAATTTCTCTCCGTAAGAGTGGAGGGGAGCAGTGGCAGTAACACCACCACTCCCCTCAGTGGAGGACAGCGGGTCACTCACCAAGTCGCTGTCCAGTTCAAGTTTCCCTTGCTTTCTTCGGGTTCTTCAACGAGGGTCATAATCGGCTCGTTATACATTTCTGCCAACTTACCGATAAGCTCCTCTTTCTTGGTGAGCTTAGAATAGATTGTGTCGATGGTGTCCTGCTTCACAAAACGATGGTGAGCAAGGAACGCACCTGCGAACAGTGCCGGGAGGGTACTCATGGGCTTTTCGGTGATTTCGGACGCGATAAAGCCCTTTTTCTCCATTTCTGCAACGGTTCTGCGGGTGTATTCGAGGGTGTATTCCTTATCCTCGAAAGTGAAAGTCAACTGTTTACTCATTGTTCTGTCCTCCTAAATTTTCTTTTACTCTGCCACAGTGATAGGGGTAGACGGTGCGATAGTGACGGTCATATCAACGACCTCATTCACGCCGCCGCCAACGGGGAACGCGGAAAGCTGACCCTTGAACTCGAACTTACCGTCAGAGCCAGTGGGGGTCAGTACGCCGCCGCTCTCAGTGCCACCGAACCACACTGCGTAGGACTCCTCCTTGCCCTCAAGAGCCTTGAGCTTGGTAAAGTCCTCCTTGGTGTAGTTCGCAGTGAACTCAAGCGCGTCAAGAGACTGAATACCGGGAATATAGGTCTGCATTTTGTCAGACAGGGTAGTGGTCTCCAACATTTCCGGCGCACCGCCAAGGTCGGGGAAATCCTTGATGTCGATAACCTTTTCATAGGTATCGCCCGTGCTTGCTTTCTTCATAAGAAAAATCTTATAGGTGGAAATAGCCATGATTTTTACCTCCTGTAAATTGTTTTATTTTTGGATATTACTGCCCGGTAGCGTCCGAGCATACGATAAATGGTCGCTTCGTCTTGGTTTGGTACAGGTTCGAGCATTGTCCGTGTGAAGTTCAGTTCCAAGAGCTGTTCGTCAATGAACGCCGCCAGTTCCTTACACTCCGCTTTCTTACCCGATGTCTTATTAGAGTAGACATTCACCTCGTAGGTCACAGCCACATGATTTTCGTGTCCCTCCGTGGTCTGAGAGTTGCGGAATGTGGCATTATCTATCTCAACGATGGAGATAAAAGGAAACGAGGAGGGTGACTTGACATATTCGCTCATAATGAGCAGGTCGGGGCATTTCTTCTCGAACGCCGCATAAACCTTTTCCGATACTTCGTCAAAAATATCGTCTTCCATGTCAATCATTGAAACACCTCCCTCGCTATTTCTGCGATTTCATCACAAACGGTTTTTACGGCGTTATACATTGGCATGGTAGCGGGTGCGCCGTGAGTCAAGCGTAATTTACCGTCCTCATAGAACCCCCACACATCTTTCTTACCCATACCCTTGCCGTAGCCGCCGATGGTGAACCCCAACTCTGACCCTTTCGGGTGAGGAGAAGTACCCGCCGAGCCGTTGTAATGAACACCTGCGCCGAACTCGACCCAAACCGCGTCTTCACCCCGCGCAATGACAAGCGTGATATTGCTCCGTTGGTCGATACTCACATCGACCTGTGCAGTGCGTTGACCGCCTTTAAGCAAATCGTCCACGACAGCTCCCGCAAATCCGTCTCTCGACAGTTCCGCAAGCCGCTCCGCAACTTTCTCACGCAAGAGGTCGGTTTTGCGGATAATATCCTGCTTATACTGTTCCAGTTCTCGCATTGCCCTGTCGATGTCACGCACAGACAGCCCAAATCGAATAATCTTTTTACCCACTGACCGTCACCTTGCTTATGGCGATTGATACGCTGTTCAAACTCTTTGCGACCTTTTTCACTACATAATCGTGAGGGGTGATTACCTCACCTGCGTCATTGACCTTGAGTGAACCGTCCGCATTGAGTATCGGTAAGGTATCGACCCACAAGACGGAATACTCGTCAATGGGCGGCGTAATGAAATCCATTACAATTACCTTGTCATAGGACTCATTCTCACCAAACTGCCGTGTCTGTGTTTCGCCCTTTGCCGCTGAAATATTGGCGTGTTCCTCGATTGGATTACCGTGAATGACCTTGTACTGACCTGTTTTCCTGCCTTGTTCGTTAAGGATAGGTTCTCTGCCCTCGTAGAGAGCGTAGTAGAACTTCACCTTATTTCGGTTCATGCACCTCATCGAATCACCCCGCAATGTGGAGTGACCGCCTTGAGCATGGACGCGGGAATATCCGCGTTCTCATACTGTCGCGTAATGCCGTTTTCGGTGTGAGAGGTCTGCCCCTCCGCACCACGCTTGTTGAGCATATAGGCGGCGATTTCGATTTGCAGGTACTCGTACTTGGCGGGAACTTCGGTCACAGTATCGTCATACGGGTACGCCTTTGCGAGAATTTTACTGCCGGACAATCTAAGGTAGGTGGACAACACTTCGTCCGTGTCAGAATCACCGACCATAGCTTTCAGAGCCGCCAGTTTTTCAGTATCAGTCATGTTGTCCACCTCCTAACTTACGCCGCAGTGATTTCGTACCAACCCTTGGTCTTCGGGCTATCACCCTCTGCGGGAACAACCGCCACATAGCCAAGACCGCTCTTGGTGTAGTAGGTCTTACCCGCCGTAACCGTGGTATCGGTGCTTACCGCCGCAGTACCCTTAACAATCTTGACCGCGTAACGCTCGTCCGTCAGCGCGGGGAGATAATACTTGCGGCTGAAAATAGTGTTCTTACGAGTGTTCGCGTCACTGGAATCGCGAGGAGGAGTCTCGACCTCAACACCCTTTTTGTTGAACAGAGTGACCGCCTGTTTGGTAGCGGTACAGATAGTGCCGGAAACCGCGTCTTTCTTGGTATAGATGTTGACACCCGCCACCGTACCGACATAACCGCTACGGGCAAAGGACTCAACATACTGCAAGCTCAGACCAAGAGCCTTACGCAGAGCCGCCACATCAGCCGGAGAGACGAACGCAAAGAAGTTCACGCCCTCGATGTTCTCAAGGTTATACATAGCCTGTGCGTCCGCGAAAGCGTCAAAGTTGAGTGCGGAAACAACAATGACCTGCGTTGCCTTGTTGAACTCTGCGAAAATGTCAGCGTTGACGGTGTTGAACATATCCGTACCCATGTGACGCACACCAACGGGAACGAGCATGGGGTCGGTCATTTCCTGCTCATCGTAATACTCGAAACGGTTCTGAGCCATCAGAATCTTATACTCGAACGGAGCATAAGTGACCTCAATGCTTTCGGTGTTACCCGCGCCCATAGCCAACTTCTGAGTGGCATTGCTTGCACTGTAACGGTTGATTTTGCGCGTCATACCCGCAGTACCCACGAGGGAGTTATCCACGGTGCAGAACTGCTGTAGGTCGAGGTGAGAATTGAACTGGTCTTCAATCTCGTTCGACAGATAGAAATTATCGTAAATCTTATGAGCCATTACTCATTACCTCCTGTATAAAGTTCCTTATATTCTTCCGGGTGTTCCTGCGAGAACTTGAGCCTGTCGGCAGGATTCATTTCCCGGAGTTTCTTGAGTGTCATGGTCTTGCTGTCCCCATCGGGAGTAGGCTTCGGAGTATCTTTCAGAGCTTCCGCACGAATCCTCTTTTCAAAGGAAGTGAGGTGCTTCTTCTGATTGGCAAAGACCTTTTCCAAATTGCCGTCTGCCATAGCTTCCGCTGTCTCATCAGCCAAACTTTCCTCATAGCCCAACGCGACCAATTTCGCCTTGTTCTTGGAGACCGCGCTCTCACGCAGGAGCTTGTTGTACTTTTCCTCAAGCTCATCACGCTCCTCCTTTTCTTTCAGCTTGGCGGCTTCGTCCTCAGAGAGCTTGTCCCTCAGTTCCTTTTTCTTCTCAGCCAGTTCGGAAGCGGTCTTATCAAACAGCTTCTTATCCACATAGCCGGAATAATCGGGGTCGGGAATGTCAAATGCTTCTAAAGCCTTGAGCTTATCCTCTGCGGACATTTCGGCGTAACCCTCAATTTTACTTACATCAATCTTTGCCATAAAATATTCCTCCTTGCGTTTTTACGGGTTCTCTCCCGTTATGGTGCGATTTAAGGTTTCTCTACCTATTTGCGATTAAAGTCTTCTCTGACTATCTCAAACGGTCAATGCCGCCTAAAATCATTTATCGTCCTCATCGGGGTTCGGATTTTCCACAGGTTTCTGCTCAATCACTTTCGCCTGTTCCTGCTCGTAATACTTCACGCTCATTGCGTAAGCGCGTTCCGGGTCGATAAACAAGCCGGAATGTTGGAAAGCGAGGAGCGGGTGAATCTTCGGGTTATCGAGCATGGTGGTAAGCACCTGTGACTTACTCTGAATGTTCTCGTAATTACGGCGGGTGAACTGCAATTCGATGTCCTTAAGGGCAATATCAAAATCACTCAGCTCACGGCAGATACGCAACACGAGCTTGAGCATTTTCTTCTCAGCCTTTTTGAACATATTTTCGCTGTCTTTCGCTCTCGCTTCTGCGAGAGACCAACCGTCTCGCAGAAGTACCGCCGCGCCAGTGTCGCTCGTGGAGCTACCGCCGTTGCGGTTCGGCATACCGCAGATTGTGAGAATGGAATTGTAGCAATCCTCTTTCAAAGTCTGTGTCTGTGTCTGATTGAGGTCGGTCGTGACAACCCCTACATCGGCGTTCGCGCCGTCCACAGATTTAACCTTGATTGCACCGAGGGTAAGGAACTCCTCATATTCCTCTTTGGTGATGTCACAGTTGATGAACTTGATAAACGCCTGTACCACCTGCTCAACACCGTCCATACGGTTGGAGGTGATGTTGTTCATCGTATCGAGGAGGGGAAGAACAATCTCGAACGAGCCAAGCCGAGCATTATTCGCCGGGTACTCGAAAATGGGAATCATGTTCAGCGCATGAGGGGTGGACTCTTTCAGAATACCGTCCTCCACGAGATAGTAGCGGTTCTCCGTATAAATGGAGTAGCGTGTAATCTCGTTATCGTCCTTGCTGTATTTCACCGCCATAAGCGGCTTATTGCCGATTTCGTTGGAGTACACCACAAAGGTATCTCGCGGGTCGAGCGTATACAGCTCGAACGGGGACTCATCTTCCTCGCCCCGTGCGTCCGGCAGAACCAGTCGGAACGCCGTTCCGCAAATCATCTGCCATTCTACAATCTCTTGGTCTTGAGACGCTTTATCCTCCGCGAACATCAGCTCATTCAAGCGGGTAATCGCCGCCGTAACGGACTCCTCGCCGCTCTTGCCGACATACTGAATCGGTTCTCCACACAGATACCCGACCTTAAAGGACACGATTTCATTCGCACGGTTTTCCACAATACGATTGCAAATTTCCGGGCGAACCTCCTTGGTGCGGTTCAGAATCGGTTGCTTTCCCTTGTAATACTCCCAAAGATAATCAATCTCCGAGCGGTTCAGAGCGTGAATGGACAATGCTTTGAGTAACACTTCCACGACATTTTCATCGGTGATTTCCGTAACGCTACTCTTGATAACTCTGCGCCCAAACATCTGTCGAGTTTCCGCAACAGGCTTGGAAGTGTCGATTACATTTCCCACATTTGTCCCTCCTCTCTGAAAATGTAAAATGGCGCACGACCGCCGAGAACTTTCGTTCCCGCGCAATCATGCGCCACTCAAAACAATCTATTTCTACACTTACAATTATAGCATATCAATTCGTAAAAGTCAATGTTCATGTTCTTCTTTTGCGAATTAAATGTGGAAAACTATGTGGAAAATGTGAATTACCAAGGTCGTTTGAACACCTCGACTTTTTGACCGCTCAACGACTGTGCATATTCGGCAAGCATAGCCATTCCATCGGGTACATCATCGTGCTTGTTCTTACCCGCGACAGTGTAGGAGCAGAGCATATCCATCATTTTCCCATAGTCAGACTTCCGCTGATAGAGAGAAGCGTCTTTGAACAAACAATGCTCCTTGACCCATGCGCTGTTGACGATGATTTTCGTTTCCTTGTTCGCTGTTGTGAACTTGGTCGTGATATGGGTGATACCGTTTTTCTTTCGGACTTCCTCCTGTATCTTCTCAGCTACGCGCCGACCTGCGGAATTGGACTCAAAGCGACAGGACTTGACCTTATCGCGCACAAGGATTTCCGTCAGCCGAGCGTCCACAACATTCGGCAAGCCGTTGTCACACACGCAATCGTCAATATAGTAATCCTGCCCGTACACATACGCCACAGGGAGAAATGCGTAGTCCGCACCCTTGTCTTTGGTGTCACAGATACCGATAATCGCGTCCGGGTCTTCTTTGGGAAGCTCGAAATAGCGGCGTAGCTCGTCCTGCGAGTAGACCAATCCCTCACGCTCAATGGGTTCGTTCATATACAATGCCCTCCACGAAACATCGTCCATAATATTGCGCTGTTCCCGGTAGAAGTGGGTGGAGAAACCGACCCCATAAGCATAATCGAAATTGGACTCATCGTTTTCGTCCATAGCAGGTACGACAATGAATTTCGCCTTGTCGCTGTCTACATACTCCCGCTCCAATCGACCAATAACATCGTGTACCGACCATCGGGTAGCAATATGAAGCTCCTTGCAGTGGTCTCCGATTTTACGCTGTCTCAAGTCCGTTGTGTAGGTCTCCCACAGCTTGTCAAGCCGCTCCTTAGATAGCGCGACCTCGATACCCGACACCAAATCGTCACAGTAGAGGAGGGTGGCGGCACGATATAGACCCGCGTTGCCCGTGCCGATGGAGGTAAACTCCAATGTTTCAAAACGCTGTCGCTTATCAAGGTCGATACGACAATCTTTCGCGTTCGTGTTAGAAACCTGTATATCGGGGAATACATCGTGCCACAGGTAATCACCATTTGCGTCAAAGATACGCAAGCACTCATCATATACCCCGCGCACGAACGAGTTGGAGTGAGAACCTGTCAACATAGGTTCGTTGGGAATCTTCCCGCCGAGCCAAGTGAGGTAGAAGATAGCGAGAGTGGTCTTGCCGCTACCGGGCGGGAGAGAGACCGCAAGCAGGTCAAGTTTATCGTCTGCAAGTTCCTGTAGCGCGTCCACCACCTGTTTCAGTACCTTGCGGCGCGGCGGGTAAAACTTCTTTTTCGGTTCTCTATTCCACTCCACATAGAGCAGGTAGCTGTCAAAATCATACGGCGCGGCGGCGAGAAGAACCCGCTTGTGCAATCCGTACAGTTCCTTGACTTCCTGTTCCGAGGTGAGCGGGTCACTGATACCTCTCTCACATTCAGCGGAGAGGAGCTTGAGATACCTCACGCCGAGCGAAATGTCAGTTTTCATAGCTTCCTTGCACATATAGAGCAGGTCTTCCCATGTCCGAAACAGGTAAGCGTCCTTTTTTATTTTTTCGAGAATTTTTGAAAGTAGCTGTTCCATTTTTACCTCCTGCAAAAAGAAAAGCGCATGACTGGTCGAGGATAAACCCTCAATCGCAATCATGCGCCAATTCTTGTAATCGTCAATTTTCATTTTGATAGAGATATTCAAGCCCGTTCTTTTGGTCTCGAATACCCTCAACGGTATCACCACTTACATAGAACACCATGTAGTAATACTTATCTTGAGCGGTGGAGTAGACCCAACCCGTGTACCGCTGACCCTCCGCATAATCCTCAATCTGTTCCCAATCATTGAGCTTATTCAGAGAGGAGGGAACATCTGTCTGCGACAGGGCGTTTTCAATGCTCTCTGCCAGTTCCACCGAGATACTGTTTTCCTCTGCGAACTTCTCAGCGTCCGTCTTTTCCGCGACAGGTTCTTTCTGACCGCAACCGACCAACGCGAATACCATCACGACCATACACAATGCCAAAATCAGCTTTCTCACACACCGACCCTCCTTATCCCTTGCTGTTTACACTTACGAAAGAATGTGGACTCCGACAGCCCCGACTGCTCAATAGCGTCTTTCAGCGGGAGAGAACCCTCCTGCCAACTCCGAGCCGCGCCGAGAAACCTGTCCGTCACGGCAATCGGCTTACGCCCTTTGTATTTGCCCTCCGCTTTGGCAATCTCAATGCCCTCGCGCTGACGCTCAAGGATATTCTCTCGCTCCAACTCCGACAACGCCGCAAACACCGTCAGCATAAACCGACCTTGCGGGGTATTGGTGTCCACTTTCTCTTTGTCCGACACAAGCTGAACGCCACGAGCAGACAGGACACCCACCGTATTCAGCAGGTCTTTGGTGCTACGGGAGAGCCTTGAGAATGACTCCACATACAGGGTATCGCCATCACGGAGAAACGACAACATTTCATTGAATTGTGGTCTGTCCGTATTCTTCCCACTGATTTTGTCGAGAAAGACTTTCTCCACATCGAGGGATTTCATAAGCTCTACCTGTCTCGCCGGATTTTGTTCTGCGGTGCTGACTCGTACATAACCGACCCTCATGTACTCACCTCCGATTTACTTTTCCTTTGGGATATAGGTGATTTCGATGTCGTACCCAAGAGCTTCCATGATTTCAACGAAAGTCTTGTTCATAATCCCGTCTTTCTTCTTGACGATTCTGTTGACATACTGTCCCGTAGTCCCAATCTTTTCTGCAATGGTCTGTTGTGTCACACCCTGTTCAACACATTTGACCTTTACATCGAGTTCAATATTATTGCGTACCATAGTGCGTCCTCCTTTAGCTTGTGAGATAAGTGTAGCACAAGAGAAGATGAATGTCAATACAAAAGAGATAATTTATAGTCCTTTTTATTCTTTTTGAAATTTTCGGCTACTCGCCGTACTCCCTCCCGGCACGGCGGCGGGGCGCGTTCCCCCTCCGGGGGTACAGCGTCAAGCCGTCCCGCGTCCACTGTCAATAACATTTCGCGCCCTTGACAGTACCGCCAAAAGTGCGAAAAACAACCCTATTGAACGCGCCCCGCGCCCCTGTCAATAAACTACACCCCAACGACAGCAACGCCGGACGGCTTGACGGACTCCCGAACGCGCCGCGCATGGGTACAGCTTGCAAGGCATACCACCCACAACGCAACAGAACGCCCCACAACGGGCATAATAAAAGCGGGTTATATTCCCTATACCCCTAACGCAATAAAGCCCTATACAGCGCATTACAGCGGCTATAATAGGGTATAGGAAAAGCCCCGCCAATAATAGCGGGGCTTGCCTGTTATTTATTGATTTTTAGCAATTCAGCCAATACCACCAACGGAAAAAGCAAGATACAAATAAGCGTCATTTTCTCAACCTCCTATATTATGCGAATGTAAAGCGGCGGCTTTCCGTTGTACGGGTATATTTCGCGGCTATTTCGGGCGCGTCCTTTTTTAGTGCTGTCGTATCAATCCGGGAGGAAACAACCGCTTTATAACTTGCTTTATGTTCCGTTCCCGTCAAGCTGTCAACGCCTGTTTCCCTCATGTACTGTTTTAGCGCGTCTTTCAATGCGTCAATGTTCGCGGCTATTTCTTCACCCATGCGGATATATTCCGCTAATTCTTTCATAGTGCTATCAATGTTCATTATAAAACCTCATTCTAATACATTCATCAAGCGGGATTCTATACCCGTATACCCGGAAAAATGCCGCCCCTTTCCGGGTATACTGTATCTTGCACCGGTGGAACGCTTTACCGCCGCCCCATACCCCGGAAATACAGTAAATATAATCGTCAATGCCGTATTCAATACCCTTTATTTCAAGCCCATTCAAGCCGCTATAATATGCAACGCTTTCCCGGCTTTCGCAATACTCCCGTTTATTCATGGCGTGTTACCTCCTCAATAAATACCCGTTGTAATTCCCGCAATGCGTCCCGCTTTTCCTCATAACCGGAAATATAGTGAATTTTTTCGGCTTGCGTTTCGTACCGTTCCCGCAATTCATAGGACGGGCGAACATTCCCGAAT